GACAGCTGATAATGACATCAATGCAATCAACAGTATGGGAATGATCCCACAAGGTTATAGAGTTAATAACTTTTTAACTGACTCTGATTCATGGTACATCATTACAGACGTTCCAAACGGTATGAAATTGTTTTCAAGAACTCCATTGAGTACATCAATGGAAGGAGACTTTGATACTGGTAACGTTAGATACAAAGCTAGAGAAAGATACAGCTTCGGCTGTTCGGACTATAGAGGTATCTATGGCGTTGAAGGTGCGTAACCTAAACTAATTAATGAGGCCGCCTTAAAACGGCCTCATTTTAAAAATACAGTAATAATATGAAAAAATTCCTCATAACAATCTGGGCTTACGATCATCATGCTAAATTTGAAGTTTTAGCGGAAGATAATGCCCTTTCCATTGAAAAATCAATCCTTGACAAGCTAGGAGAAAAGAGTATAAAGTGGGAAAATCTCGGGAATGCGTATCATGACCGAAAAAGAATAACCTATGAGGAGGTTATAAATGACACAAGACCTATACAACACAAAACGGTCCTTGGAGTTAGAATGGCAACAGGAGCACCTGAAGGAGGGCAAGTATAGTATTAACATGTCCTATATTGATAAAAAAATTCAGGAAATTGTTAAAGAAATCATTGCCAAAGAGTTCGAAGAGTCTACTCGCCTTAATAAAGTAGATGAATCCAAGGCTCAAGTTTCGATAGCCACTTAAGCGCTATCAAAAATCAATTTTTCCCCAGGGATACCTTGCGCTGTATTAAAATTTAGCGTATAAATAAAACACTATACAATTAATTAAGAACATAGACGAGTATAGTCGACGGCCTAGAGACTATGTTCAGAAACTAGGAGGATAATATGGCAAACACAACATTTTCGGGACCAGTAAGATCATTAAATGGTTTTATTAGTTTCGGACCTAAAGCAGTCGTTAGTCTAACAGCTAATACAACTTTAACAGTTGCATCTCATGCAGGTAGAGTTTTAACTTGCAATGATGCGGATGGTGTATTTACTTTACCCACTATTTTAGCGAGTAGTGCATCAGCGGTAGCTGGAGCAAACGATTACAACGTTCTAAGTAATCTTGGAGCTACATTTACCTTTTTGGTAGAAACAGCGGCAACAGACATGGATATCAAAACAGACGGAACCGATAAGTTTTACGGTGCTGTGTATACAGGTATTGATGATAGTGCTGGTGGAAAAACATTCATTTCTGATGAATCAAGTAATGATGTGATCACTATGAATGGTTCAACTAAAGGTGGATTAGCTGGAAGTGTGGTACAGATCACTGCAATAGCAAACGATGCTTACTATGTCACAGGACAATTATTAGGGTCAAGTACTCTGGTAACACCTTTTGCTGACAGTTAATAAATAATTAAAGATGCTCCTTCGGGAGCATCTTTTTAAGGAGATAAGATTATGGGAATAACATCTAAAGTTAGACAATCTGTAGTTCTTACAGCAGATGGCCAAGTACAAGCTTTGGTTGGAGGTTCAGCAGCCGATATTACTAAAGCAAATATTATGACTGTGTATGCTCAAAGTGATGCAGCTGATGGTGAAATTAAACTTTATAATGAAGCAGACAGTTCTAAAACAGCTTCTGCATTAATTTTTCATGGTAAGTTTGGTGCAGCCGATAATGCAGTTCAGGAGTTTAAACTACCAGGAGCTGGTATTTATGCTGACACTGGAATATATGCAGATGTAACAAACGTAGATTTTTTATATATAGTTGGAACGTTTTAAGGAGTAGCCGATGGCAAACACTACTTCAGGAGCATATAGTTTTGACCAGGACTTTTCTATTGATGAAATTATAGCTGATTCGTATGAACGCATTGGTTTAGTAGGAACTGCCGGTCATCAATTAAAAACAGCTCGAAGGTCTTTAAATATTCTTTTTCAAGAATGGGGAAACAGAGGTGTACATTTTTGGGAAGTAGGAAATACTAATATAAATATCATAGAAGGTTCTGCAACAAGTGTAGATGCAACTGACGAAGGAATGGGTGTTTATAATTTTTATAGAAACTCTGTTGATAGCGCAGCAGCAGCTGCCGCATCGCCTCAAGCAACCACTACTCCAGTAACTAATATCTATGGTATTACAGATATTTTAAATGTTACATACAGACAAAATTATAATACCACTTCTCAATCAGATACCGGTTTAACTAAAGTTGCAAGAGACGCTTATGCTGCAACAGCAAATAAAGCATCGCTTGGAACACCTTCACAATATTGGATTCAAAGATTAGTAGATCGAGTTAGTATTACTCTTTATCCATTACCTAATTCAACAGCAGCATCTAATTATATAAATATTTATTATGTAAAAAGAATTCAGGATGTTGGAACATTTACAAATGCAACTGACACTCCTTATAGATTTATTCCACCCATGGTGTCAGGACTTGCATATTATTTATCAATGAAGTTTGCGCCACAAAGAACACAAGAAATGAAATTATTATACGAAGATGAATTTGCGAGAGCATTAGCAGAAGACGGTTCTCCAGCGAGTACTTATATAACCCCTAAAATTTATTATCCAAACATATGACATTATTAACTAAAGGAATGGGTATTATAAAAAAAATTTTAACCAAAGATCAAAAAAAGTTGAAAAAAATATTAGATAAAAAAAAGGTAAAAGATTTAGATTGGGGAGACGTAAAAAAATCCTATAAAATATTTACAGGAAAACCTAAATAATGGCTAGATTTTCAAAAGGTAGAAGAGCACTTGCAATATCAGACAGGTCTGGTGTAGCATTTCCATATAGAGAAATGGTACAGGAATGGACCGGTGCATGGGTGCATACTTCTGAATTTGAAGTTAAACAACCTCAATTAGAACCTCATCCAGTAGGAGCTGATCCTCAAGGTTTGCAACATGCAAGACCTTCAAGAACTGCTCCAGATGTCCCACAGTTAATGCCATTTAATCCTTTTACAACTTACGGTGCAGGATCTGCTTATATAAATGTTAATGTACCGAATCATGGTTTAACTAATGGAGACACTTATCGTTTTAGAGGAATGCCAAGTACAGCAGGAGCCTATGCGAATCCAGAAAGTTGGGATGGAATTACTGGAGCTAAAATTGCTTTAGCTGCAGGTTACGCTATTACTACAGGAAAATATGTGGCAGGTGCAAGAGATACAGATTTTACAACTGACTGGTTTTATTTTGTTGTAAATACTGATACAGCTACAACAGGTGGAATAGAAGGAGGTGGTTATCCAGTGTCCGTTGGACCGGTAACCATAGAAGCATAATGGCAGGATATACACTTTCAGCATTAGAAGCTGATATTAGAAGTTATACTGAAGTAGACAGTACTGTTTTTAGTGGTGCTGTTCTAGGTAGATTTATAGAAAATGCAGAACATAGAATCAATCTTGATATTCCGATGGACTCAGATAGACAAGAGTGGGAAGGAACAGTTGCTACAGATGTTAATACCGTTAGAGTTCCAGCAGGTTTTCAATTTGTAAGAGGTGTTGAAATTTTCAATACTTCTAATTCTACTGAAAAAGGCACATGGTTACAAAAACGTGATCAAACTTTTTTAAGTGAGTATGTGGGAGAATTAACTGGGCCTAAAGGCTCTACAACTTCAGGAGCTGATGTTACAGGGAAACCTAAATATTATGCTATGTTTGGAGGAGCAACAGGATTAACAGACACTACTTCTGGATCTATTTTAATGGCTCCTACTCCAGACGCCAATTATGTTATTAAAATATACGGAAATGCAATACCAACAGGATTAGGGACTAATACTTCTGGGACTTATGTAAGTAGGTACTTCCCACAAGGGCTATTATATGCCTGTTTAGGAGAAGCTTTTGGATTTTTAAAAGGTCCAGCAGATATGTTGACATTATACGAGGGAAAGTATAAACAAGAACTACAAAAGTTTGCATCAATGCAAATTGGAAGACGAAGACGAGACGATTACACGGATGGTACAATAAGAATACCAATCGAGTCACCGCCTCAATAATTAGGAGAAAATTTATGGCAATAACATCAGCAATTTGTAATAGCTTCAAAACAGAAATTTTAACTGCTGTTCATGACTTTACTGCATCAACTGGAAATACTTTTAATCTAGCTTTATATACAAGTTCAGCAACTATTAATAAATCAACAAC